GTCGGCTTCGGCTCGACTGAACTTTTGTGCAGCCATTTCACGTTCAACTACCAACGCTTGCTTTTCGTCCTCAGTCAAACGCCACCCACGCTGACGGCCACCTTGCGCCCAATCAGACTGGATCTCTTCGACGCGCAGAATCTTGCTGTTAGACCTCGGATCCGAAAAGTCCTGCATACGAATGTGCGCTGCAGTATTCGTGTAATCGCGGAAGTGACCACTAACATAATTAGGGTTGGGACTGTTCGGATCGTAGACCTTGTTCGAATAGACTTCGGCATTATTAAGACTATCCAAAGCCTTATCGACTACATTGTCGCCAAACGACGCGCGGGCTTCCGGCGTAGAGAACTTTTCAATCATATCCCAAACCTTAGCCGCAGCCTCAGCTTCGGAGTTGAACTGACGTTCACCTAACAAAAGCCAATTCATATCTGGCAATCGAATACCATACTCCACTTTGGGCTGATACTCTTTTTCGGGTGTCCGCAACAACACTTCGCGGTAATTCGTGCCACCCGGTGTCGATGCTTCCGGATAAGTATCTGGGCCATAAAAAGGCTTATTATACCCTTCAGCGAACGATTCGCCCCAAGAATACTTAGCGCCAGCTTCCGAACCACCCATATTCAGACGAAAAGCAGCACTTGATGCTTCTTCGGCGGTCGGATAAGACCCGACGACCTCTCCAGTCTTAAAATCGGTAACGGTGAAGGATCTACCCTTGTCGCCGCCCAGAATGGTCTCAGTGATTTGTGGGAAATCGCCCTCATTGATCATCTTGGCGAATTCCGGGCCGGTCAGCTTACCCCTTTCGAGGAACTCCGGAGTAGCGTTGCCCTTGGCGTCGGTGATTCCGGCGGCCATAAGCTCTTCGTTGCGGATGCCCGACTTGCCTTTGAGCCAGTTGAGAGCCTGTTGTGCGGGCATCGTCTGGGGCATCGCGGCAGCGGTATCGGCTGCATGGCTATATAGACCCAGCGGAGTGAGTTCACGAGTATATGCGAGGGCCTTCTCGACTGCCGGTGCGGTCTTTTCAGCGACTCCTGCAGCCTTGGCGGGCATCGTCGCCATCGCCAAAGTGCCGAATTTGCCCGCAGCGGCCATCGGATCGGCAAAAATGCTGCCCAGAATACCCGCAGAAGTGGCTCCGATGCTCGGATCTTGGCTCAGAGTACCCTTCTGCTTGGCTCTCTCCTCAAGATAGGCACTTCCACCCGGCAGAGACATTTCTTCGTGGCTCGGAATGCGCCCTTTGAGTACCTCGCGAGCCCCTCCAAGGAGGCCGACGATATCCATCGGCGTTCCGTAGATACCCGACGCTGCAATTGCTGCGGCGTCTTGGACGCCTTGAGACGTCGGACGAACGGTTTCCCAGACATTCTGCATTTGCTCCGGGTAGCTCATCGTCGATGGTTGAACCGGCGCGGCTTGCCCGAATTGCGCTGAATACGCGTCGAGGGGCTGAAGTGCCGGTTGCTGGGGCTCTTGCGGTTTCGGAGCCGGAACGAACTCGCGTCCCTCCGATTCCGCAAGCATCTGGAGGGCGCTTTTGACGATTTCCGGATCCTGAGCCATCAACCCGGCTCCTCAAGCTTCCGCACGAAATCCGGGTTGATAAGTGGTGCGGCTACCGCCAGACCTTCTGGATTGGTAATCGTGTCTTGGATGATCTTCGCCATGGCCACGCGTTCGCGGCTCTCACGGTCCTGAGCACGATTGTCGGCGTCGAGCTTGACGTCTGCGGCCTTGACTTCGAGTTCCTTGGACTTAAGATCCATTTCCTGCATCTTAAGCTGCGAGTCCATCTGAGCTTTGGCCAAACCCTCCGGGTCGCCACCTTCGGGCTGGGCCATCTTCTGGATCTTGGCTTGCGCTTCGGCGACCTTCACATCGGCCAGCTTGGACTTGGTGTCGGCGTCCTGCTTCTTGATCTGAATGGTGGCCATCTTCTCTTGCAGTTCCGGCGGTGGCTTGCCCTGCGCTTCCGGCGGTGCCATGAACTGCTGCGGATTGCTCCAACCGATAGCTTGGATCGCGGCGATATCGATCGCAATAGGATCGTACATGCCGGGGTTCTGCGCTTGCAGCTGCTTGAGCGCGATGACTTTCATGAGGCGCTGCATCTGGCTAGCGGTATTCGGATCCGCTTGCGGCACGAGGTCGTAGTCCTCCACCGCTTGCATGAACGTCTTCTCGTCCCACGGATAGGCGGGGCGACGATTGCGCTGCCAGAACGAATCGGGGTGCTCTTTGAAGCAATCGAGCAGCATATCGAGTTCTTCGGACTGCGCCGAGTGCAGACGCTTGTGGACCGAATTGAGAAGCTTCTGGGCTTGCTCGATCATGGCGAGCGTCGTGCCGACCGGCGCATCAGCGCGGCCTTCGGCCACCTGCATCTCCGCCGTGCCGCCGACCCTCTGGCCGGTCTCGACCATGTTGTTGACGAGGTTCATCAACGCGCCCGACGGCTCTTTGTAGGGCAGCGGCATGATGGCTTGGCTGATAGGCATACCGCCGGTCTTGACCAGCGCTCCACCGCCCGGAGGAACACGGAAGATGTTCGTATTCTGCCGCGCACCCGTGTCGGCCATGAGGAAGCCGGGGAAGTTATTATACATACCGGCGTCGAGAAGCTCGCGCCATGCGGCAGTGACAGCGTTCGTCGTGTTGCCGAGGATGTGCAAGAGCCCGATGTCATAGAAGCCCATGCCGGGGACGAACGTGTACTTCACGAATGCCTTGCGGGGTTCGGGCAGATCCTTCTGGTCCTCGTCGTAGTTACGAACGATCGACAGAATGCGCTTGGACGAGACGTCGAGTGTCACGCGATACGGAATTTCGAGGCCGGTCAGCTTGCCCTTGTGCTTATGCTCGAAGCCCGCAATGTCGAGTTCGCAGTAGCACTCGTAGATCTCGCGGTCGCGATCATCCGGGTTGTACGAATCGGGCGAGATGCCTTGCTGGCTGAGCTGCTCGCGCTGCACGGAATCGAGCTGCGGCGCTGCCGGTGTGGACAGGTCGATATCGGCGTAGACGCCAAGGATCTGCATGCGCTTCACGGTCGAAGGCTTCATGTAGATCCGGTGGGTGATGCGCTTGGCGTTGCTGAGATCCGTCGCCGAATTGTTGACGATCAGATCATCCGCGTCGACCGATTCAGATACCGGGCGGTTGCGCAGCGGGCAGAAGTACACTTTCTTGAAGCTCGTGCCACCGAAGCCCAGCATGAAGAGCATGCGATCGGTGTCGGGGTAATATTCCTTGGCGGTGGCCGTGAGGTAGTGATTCATGTCGACTTCGAGAGCGTCGGCCAGACGGTCATCGAGCGTCGTCGAATTATTGTTGTCGTTGCGTACCTTGGTCGGGCCGTCGGCGGGCAACAGTTCGCCACGAGCGTTGGCTTGGAACCGCAACACTGCTTCAAGCAAGAGCGGGTGCCGGACCTTCGACATACCTTCTACCGGCGCACCATCGGATGCACCGGCAAGGCCCGGAATTTCGATCTTGAGGCCAAGCAGCTTGATGCCCTGAGCGCGATCCTCGATCCACTCCTTGCGGGAGTCGATGTCGTCTTGGATGCCGCGCATCAGATCCATGGCGATGCGGTTAAGTTCCAGCTGATCGATGTCGTCGACCAAATTGCGGAACCAATTGCTGCGATCCTTCTCGCTCCGCTCGGCCTCTTGCACCGGCTTGCCGTCGAGCGAAATCGTGATCGAACCGTCCGGGTGCTCAATGCTCAGAATGTTGCCGTTATCGTCGACGTCGGGCTTGTCTTGGCCTTCGTCGAATTCGATAGACACGTCTTCCAGATCAGGCTTAGGAGCCTCGTCCTCGACTAACCGCAAATTGGGAACTAGTCCGGGCGTCAAAGCCATATTAGCTGTCCTTAGGTTGCGATTCGATCTCGGCAACGAAACGGTCGATGCCCTGCCTCGCTGCGACGTCTTCGCTCTTAGCCTGAATCTGATAAATACGGGCAAAGTCGTGAGGCGGCTTGCCCCACACTTCTACTTGGAATAACCCTAAGCCATTCTGAGTGGCGGGTCGAACCTCGTCGACCACAGCTTGGGCCAGAACCACGAGACTGCCCTTCGGAAATATTGCGCGCTCGGTGATTGTAATGCAACACCGCCCGGAAGTCAATCAGATCGGATACAAAGGCGGCAGCGAACCACCGATCTTGCGCATGTCCTGCTCGGTCTCGTATTGGACCTCTTGACTGCGCTGCAGCAGCCCCGTGGTGCGGAGATACCGCATGGCTTGGCTGACGGTGTCGACCAAGTCGTCATGCTTGCCCTTAGGGAAGACTGTGCACTGGTCGATGACCATGTCGGCCCAGCCACGATCCGGCGCGAATATCAGGCCCTCGCTGAAGAGATGCTGCACCGAATAGAGCCGCGCCAGCTTGTCTTGGTTGCCGGTGTCCATGAGCTGCACCGCAAAATCGGCGTTCGAATAGATTCGCCGGATCTCCTGCGACACGCTTATACCGGCGGCCTTGTTTTCGATCAGCAGCTTGTCGATCTTGAATTGCTTGGCCGACCGGAGCACCCGCTCAATCAATTCGTGCAGTTCGTAGCGCCCCTGCCAAGCGTGGAGCATGATCGCCTTGGGATGCTGCACCACATACGATCGCTCGATATGGTAGACGTTGCCATCGGCGCTCTGCATCTTGGTGGCTTGGGCTGTCACGTCCTGCGAGAAGATGCCCCAGATCGTCAAGGCGGACGGGTCGTTCTCCTGCTTGGCGGTGTAGGCGGTATCTAACGATGCGATCACATAGTCGAGTGGCGGGAATGCCTCGTGCTCCCATAGCTGCCACCATTCGCGCTTGATGACGCCACCACCGCGAGGCTGCGGCTCTTGCTGGAACTGACCGGCAGTGGCGTACGGTCCCATCACCGCCTCGTCGCGGTCGACGACCTCCTTCGGGAATCGTGCCGGGAATAAGAGTTCGCCCTCCTCTTGGCGCGGGTCTTCATAACCAAGCTTGGTCGGCATGGCCCGCATCGGGTCGTAGCGCATAGGCAGCATGATATGGTCGTAGCCAAGCTGCTTGTCCAAGATGACGCCCGACACATCCTCCTCGTGGAGGCGCTGCATGATGACGATGATGGCCGACTTGATCGGATCGTTGAGGCGGGTCGGAATGGCTTCGAGGAAAGTGTCGATTTCCGATTGGCGCTGAGTATCGGACATCGCCGAATCCACCGAGTGCGGATCGTCGATGATCACCCGGTCGCCACGAAGGCCGGTGAGCGAAGTGATGGCGGTAGCGATACGGAAGCCGGACGCGTTGTTCGTGAAGTTCATCTTCTCGTTCTGGTCACGAGACAGCGACACCCGATCGCCCCACCGCTTCTGGTACCAGTCGGAGGTCACGAGCTGCCGCATACGCCGCGAATCGCGAGCAGACAGGTTCTCGACCTTGTGCGCCGCACAAATGTAGCGCAGGTGCGGCATGTTGCGTGGCCCCCATTCCCAAGCGGGCCAGAACACGTTGGTGAGCAGCGACTTCATCGTGCCCGGTGGAATGTTGATGAGCAGACGATTGTAATACTCGTCGTCGATCACGGTCTCGTCGGTGATGGCTTCGAGGTGCTTGGCGATGAAATCGACATGCCACCCGTGGACGTAAGGCTGACCGGGCTCGATGACATGCCACGCTTGCCGGACGAATTCGACGAGCGATTCCTCTGCGTCTGCCTTGTCGATTTCGAACACAGCCTCGTTGATATCGATCTTCTCGATGTCCTCGTCGCTGAAGACTCCGATTTTGCGCAGAAGAGCGGCGCTCATTCCTGCTCCTCGTATTCGATCACCCGCACGGAATTACGCTCGGCTTCGCGTTCAGCCTTCCGCTCAGCGATAGCCAGAAGCATCGCCTTGAGCATATTCCGCTCCTCTTTGTCGAGAAGCGACACTTCGACCATCGATTTCGTCTCGATAGCGCCGCCATTCGGCCCCGACACCTCGATCTTCTCGCGGAACATGCCGAGATGCTTGCCGATATCGAGAAGCGCTCCCCGCTTGTCGTGCAGCTTGACCTTGACGCGCTGCTTCCCATCAGGAGCAGTATCTATCTGCATCTCGGCAATCGCCGCCATTTGGTCTTTGCTGAGCTTCGACACGTCGACATTGGTGCGACCGGTATCGTCGATGGTCAGAAAATCGGAATAGTTCGCAAAGCCAATTTTGGCTAGCTCTTCCAATACACGCTGAGCAGTGATAGTGGTGCGAGTAGCAAACTGAGACTTGATCTCGGCGATTCGCTCCCGCACTTCGGGACGAGCGTGAAGCTTGTTCGCTTTGCCGTAAAGCGTTGTGGCGTTGCGTTCGCCCGGATAAAGCGCAGCATATGTCTCAGACACCCCGTCGCCTCTCGCAATAGCAAGCGCGAACGCCTCGTGACGTGCGTTACTAAGAATAGGCATTTATTAATTCCCTCTCTAGTCTAGAATACCACAGCCATTCTCTTTCAGACAAGACTTGCGTTTCTTGCATACTTGATTTGCGTTAAAAGCATAATCGTTCTAAACGTCAAACATTGACGCCTTATTCACCACATGTTATTTTGCGCCATCGATTCGCCTACAAAACGCAAACCGAAACATAGGATACACGAAAATGACCAACATCAAGCTCAACGACACCGCCGCCGTCATCGTCTCGAAGGCTTACGGCAACGCAAATATCATCCCATCCTTCGAAACGTCAGGTATTTCGTCCAGTCGCTCGTACATCGCATCTCTTCGTACTATGATGAAAAATGGCTGGGTACAAGAAATCGGTGGCCTCAAGGGTACTGCACAGCCGAACGACTTCGCGACTCCTGAAGGTCGTCGCTTGTTTCTGACGCAAAAGTTCCTCGACGCGTACTACGGAGCCACGGACGAGATCGAAGCCACTAAGATAGCTGCCAAGCCCACAAAGGCCAAGAAAGCGTCCAAGAAGGTCGAGGACGACATCGTCGATGAAGACACTGCCACTATGGACGTGGTCGAGATGCTCGAAGACGACGAGGAAGAAAAGCCCGCGTCGGCTATCGCGTCCAAGTACAAGGCCAAGTACGCCGAAAAGCGCGCTGAAGGCGGCACCGGCCAAGGCTGCAACGACGCTATCGATCGCTGGATGAGCGCTACCTTCATGAGCAAGACCGTCGTCACTCGCACGGTAACTACCAAGAAAGGCACGCAGCGTACGGTCAACCGCAAAGTACTGCGCCTTGATCGCGATGCCCTCATCGCTTTCGCCAATGAGAATAACATCTTCGCTCCGAAGTACCTGACGCTGAACAACGGCATGCTCCGCATGGATCTCGCCAATAAGGTTCGCCGGATGCTCGCTACATCGCCGGTCCGCTATAATGGCAAGATCGTGCTGCGCCCGGTGGCCAAAGAGAAGAAGGCCGCGTAATGAACATGAGAGTAGCCGCCGGTTACCCCGGTTGGCTACTCTCACAATTTTGCGTTTCCTTTCCCTCCGTCGGATATAGTAGTAGTAGTCTCTTCTTCTACAACACCGCTTACAACACTACTTTTCTAATACTACTCTTCTTCTATTTTATTTTTATAAAAAAGAAAAAAAGTTAGGATAACCGGTAACGATAGAAAATCGATAACTACTATATTGCCTTCCATGACAAGCAATATAGTAGTAGTTGACGCCACTCTTGCGGTATGCTTTGTTACCCCAACGCGGACCGTCCCACCACCTGAGAGATACTTGAAATGCCCGTCGAAAGTCTTCTGAAAGACCCCGGACTCACCGAAAACGACAAATTCGCAGACTACAAGCGATATGCTGAGCAGAATCTCTCAGCCTTTCCTGTATATATTTCAGGAAACCAGATCACCCCTCCGCAGGGTCACCAAAAGTATGCTAACAACATCCCGAGTAAAACCGAGATAGATAGTTGGGTAAACTCCAATAGGGTACCTCAGGCATTTGGGTTAGCCATGGGCAAGACCTACGACGCCGATCATCGACTGGTCTGCATAGATGTCGATCACCCCGGTCTCGTGAAATCCATTCAGTCCCTTTTTCCTACTCCCTGCGCCCGCTTTGGGTCCAAGGGTATCGGCCTCTTCTACCGTGTCGATCGTAATGACAAGGACATGAAGAAGTCGGTGAACCTGATGATCCCCGGACGCAACTCGCCAGCAGTCGAATACCTCTCTGTGGGTCGCTTCACCTTCATCCCACCATCGATCCACCGCAAGACCGGCGACCGTTACAAATGGGTCGGCGTGCCTTTGCTGACGGCTCTGCCGCAATTGCCACCACTCACATCTAAAGACCTGCGTATCATCCAGACGATCGTTGGCCTCGACGTGGACGGAGCGACCGTCGACAACCTGATTGCCGGTGAAGGCACCCACTATGCCACACTGTCTCTCTGTGGCGCTCTCGTGGCCCGAGGACTGGACGCTGAGCGTATCATCCGGGCGGTAGAGCTTCTTTTCCCACCCGAGTACCAAGGCGACACTCTGCGTCAGATCCCCGAGATGGTGGAATCCGCTTTCCGCAAGGGCTTCGACAAAAAGCAGATCCGACCATCGGACGGCGACATCGACGACGAAGATCTGACCGACCTCTTCGCCGACTGGCATTACGTCACCAACGTTAACCGTATGGTCAATGTCGTGACGAAGGATGTCTTCGACAAGGAGCGTTTCGACGCAGTGATGGCCCGCCAAGTGCGCAGAGCCACTTCCGTCTACGTGCAATGGCCCAACGCCTCGATTAAAAAGTCGATGACTTATCTTCCGGGCAAACCGGCGATCGTCGAAGACTCGATCAACATGTGGCGACCGTCGGAGTTGAACCCCAAGTCCGGCGACGTGCAGCCTTGGATCCAGCATATCATGCACTTCTACTCCGAAGACGAAGTGAACCATATGCTCGACTGGATCGCCCACACTCTGCAAAGGCCCTCGATTAAACCCGGCCACGCCATTCTCATGGGTAGCCGCTACGAAGGCGTCGGCAAGGACCTCTGGCTTTTGCCGGTCAGAGCAGCCTTTGGCAAGCACAACGTGTCCGAAATCGGCGCGGATTCTCTCGCCTCGCAGTTCAACGAATGGCTGGTCAACAAGCACCTTATCATCGTGCAGGAGATCTGGTCGGGCTCCCGGCGCGAACTGTCTAACCAGTTGAAGCCTCTCCTATCGGCACCGCCGGACGAAATCATGGTGAACGAGAAGGGCGTGTCTCGCTACGCGACCCCGAACATTTGCGCCACGATCATGCTGACGAACCACAAAGACGCGGTGAGTATGGCGGCAGAGGACCGGCGGTACTTCATCATCTGGTCGGACAAAGCACCTATGGATCCCGACTACTACTACTCGTTCGCCGAGTGGGTGATGGACCCCGAGAATCAGAGCCACGTCTACGACTATCTGCTCAAAAGAGACGTGTCGAAGTTCAATGTGAAGGCTCGCCCGCCCAAGACTGCCGCCAAGACCGAGATGGTCGAGGCGACGATGACCAAGGCCGAGAATTTGGTGGCAGTGATCAGAGACTTCCTCGTCGAGGAGAACTTGGGCGATGTGGTGTCTATGCCACCGATATACGATCGTCTGCGCGAGAAGTACCCAGACAACGCTCGCGATGTGTCGCGTATCGCACCGTCCCATGCCAATTATCCGATTAAGCTAGCGTTGAAGCAGTTGGGCTTCGATCCCTACCACAAGAAGGTCCATCGCAAAAAGAACGGCATCCAGAAGAGCAAATACATCTACATCAAGACCAGCGTGGCGATGCACTACGCAGACATGACGGATTCGGATCTGTTCACTTTGGCCGAGTACCCGTTCGGTCAGGACGGCAAGTCGCCGACGCAGATCATCGCTGACGCCAACGATACAGTGGACTTCTGATATGGACCGAGATAAAGAGGCATTTTTCATCACCATGAAGCGCATCAACAAAGAATCGAAGGACCGTCGCGCAAGCGACCCGGAACACCGCAAGCGTTGGATGCTTAAGAGCATGAGTGGTGGATTCGGTCGCAACCAGTCGACGAGACCCAAGACCGTCACTCTACCGAAAGTGTCTATTTTGGAGGACAAGAAGTGAACAAGAGCGTCGAAGCGCTGCTGCGCGGATACATACTGTTCGATGTCAACGGCAAAAAGTTCGTAAACTACAACAATGCCCGCACCCATCGGGTTTATCTGACGGACACCGAGGACCTGCCCTATGTGGAGTTCGTCGGATACCATATCACCAAAGGGTGGCAATGCTTCTATCTTCGCACTAGCAACATCGAACTTGAAAAGGGTACTTACAATGACACATGACCAATTAAACGAGCGAATGCACGGAATGCAATCGGTGTTGGAGAACTTATCCTACCGACTGTCGCAGATAGAGAAAGCATTGCCTAAGCCAATGACGGCTCGCGAGGCATATGATGATGCTTTGAGTGCAATAACGGGGGTCTTGGCTGAACCCTTGACCCAAGCGGTCCTTGGGAAGCCGGGGAACCAAACCGCTATCATCGAAGACATCATTGGCGAGATTAAACGCCGCCGTGACCGTAATGCGAGGGGCTGATTCAAATGACTGACATTCTTGAACAATGGCGCTCTGCAAAAGAGCGTTGGATTATTTCCGGCGAGGCAAACGAAATGATAGTCGGCCTTGAAACGGAAATAGAACAATTACGGTTAGATTTGTATAAGGCAACCATTAGAATGGAAGCTGACGATGATTTAATTGGGCAATTACAATTTGCTGCTAACGACGAAATAGCGCGGCTGCGTGAGGCGTTGCGTTACATGATTGAGAACCCGGAAGACCTTGAGAGCTTTCACAGGATCGCCAGTGTCGCGCTTGGGGAGGGGAAGTGATGGAGATTTGGCATGTGTTAGAAAACGACGATGAAGTGAATACATACATAAAAGACAAGAACTATGAACCTGTCGGAACATTTGTTCATCCAAAAACACTACGGCCAATGTATATGATGAGAGTAGATTACATTTGTATTGATGGAGAAATGGAAAAAGTCACATTTGCCGCGCCATTATCTTGCGCCGCGCTTGGGGAGGGGAAGGAATGAGCGATTACAGAGCAGCTATAGAACGGGATGGTTGTAAACACTCTTGCAACACATCAAAAATTTGCGTCTGCGCGATGATTGAAGATGCCGACGACGAAATAGCGCGATTGCGTGAGGCGCTGCGGGTTATTGCAGACGGTGATGCGCCAAGAGACCACGCAATCATCTATCGCTCTGACGGAGTTCATTCAAAGCATGACAAGTGCAGACACGGCGCATGGATGTATGACGGATGCGAAGATTGCGTGATTGAATACGCCCGCGCCGCGCTTGGGGAGGGGAAGTGATGGAAAAAGAAAAATTGATGGAGCAACTTGAGGCGTCACAAGAAGCTGTTGAAGCGTTCTCAGATTACTTGCTAACTCTCCACGATATATTTTTGAAGTTAAGACAAGAGTTTGAAAAGTTGAGCGCCGCGCTTGGGGAGGGGAAGTGATGTGTAGCGACAACGCCCCCGAATGGGTAATATGGATCGTATTTGCTCCCATGATTATCGTGTTATGGGCCTGCTGCATATTAATGCTAAAAGGTGCGTGGATGATTTTTACCGGGCGAATTGGACGATGAAAGCGGGTCTACCTGATGATTACTTCCGAAACAATTATGGCAAATGTAGACTTGGTGACAACTGTCACTGTGTTCGCAATTTGGGGAGCTGGATGGGCGCTCTGTGTGCGCAGTGGGAGCCGACGCAAGCCCGCTCATTCGAAGAGCTGATGGAAATCGCAAAAAAGGAACGCGCTAGTGCAAAAAATCGACAGTCTACAGGCACTAATTGAAACATACGACCTGATGATTAAGAACAAAAATGGTCAGATGAATATAGCGATAGATCTGATCAACAAGTTGTGCGGAATACTAGAAAGGGTCGATAATGATGGGGCCTTTTTGAAGTACGATGATGAGTTCGTGAATTATGTGCAAGAGATAGTCCAAGAATGCGAAGACATCATCCAGATTCACGCGCAGTATGAAGCCCAGAATGAATCGGTAACTATACAATGATATACGACCCCGATACCAAGGGCTTCCTGCGGAGAAAGAGGCAAAAGATGCTGCAGTTCATACGCAAGCACCTAACGATCGGTATGGTCGACGCTATCACTACGACCATCACGGTCATTACTCTGTGGATGTTCTTCGTGGTCGTGTTTTTACATTACAAGCCTCGTTAAATGTAGTATATTGACACGCCTCTTGCGACGTGTTCTAATGCATTACTGATTCGAAACGTAAACACAAACGGAGACTAGAAATGGCAAACGCTCTCTTCACCCTCGGCAAAGGCTTCAACCGCGCCAACATCATGGCCCACGCCCGCGAGCTGATGGCCGAAGGTCTGTTCTCGAAGTGGATCGTCACCAAGCGCGAACGTTGGGGCCTCTGCCTCAAGGCGGCATGGAACAATGCCAAGCACGAACGCTTCTCGGTCGAGTACCAAGCCAAGCAAGACGAACTCACCGCCTATATCGAGTCGATCAACGCCCGCGACGAATCGAACGAGCCGATCCACGTCGAGCACCGCGAAATGACGGCGCAAGAAATGATCAACCACATCTACAAGACAGCCGGTACGCTGGACTAATAGACCCTAAACCAAAACGCAAACGGAGATACGACAATGACCCAAGCAATGACCACCGCAGAAATCGCCCTCTTCTTCAAGAAGAACCGCGAAACGACGATTACCATGACGCGCGACCAGCTCGGCACGATCCTTAATGCGCTCTGCATGGCGATCGAATTCGCTGCGCCCTATGAGGACGTGATCGATGGTGATGATGGCGTGCCGATGCCAAACGACGCTATGTGCTTGCTGCGTGATCTTGACGAAGCCATGGCGATCGCGGATCCGATCTTCGAAAAGAGCAAGCCAGCGTAGTATATTGACACGCTTTCTCGAACATGTTTAAGTACGCATACGATCGATGAGATCGCGAAACCAAAACGCAAACGGAGACAAAGAGATGACCGCCATGGCCCGCAAATTCGATCCCGCAGTGATCAACGTCGAGAACTTCGCAGCGAGCAATCCGGCTGAATACAAGTGGATGATCGAGAGCGCACCGAAGTTCGAATTCGCGCAGTCGATGATTATCGCCGTGTCCAAGTGGGGCTCGCTCACTGAGCGCCAGATGGCCGCAGTGAAGAACTGCATGGAGAAATCCGCGCAGCGTGCAGCCGCGAAGGCCAATCCCGCACCGGCACCGTCTGTCAACACGGACGCTCTCAACGCCGCCTTTGATAAGGCGCTATCGAACGGCCTCAAGCGCCCGAAGATGCGCTTCGAAGGCTTCTCCGTCTCGCTCGCACCATCGTCTGGCAAAAACCCCGGAGCGCTCTATGTCAAATCAGGTGATACTTATCTCGGTAAAGTGGTCGCCGGTCAGTTCTTCTCCTCGTACGATTGCGACACTGCAACTAAGACCCGCGTCATCGAAATCATGCAAGACCCCACTTCTGCGGCGATTGCGTACGCTCGCCGGACGGGCAATTGCTCGATTTGCGGGGCGGAGCTGACGAATGAGGAATCCATCAAGCGTGGCATCGGTCCGATCTGCGCCGGTAAGTTCGGCTTGTGAGGGGAGGACACAATGACGCTTTTCGACATCTACATCAAGCGCCCCACCGGGCTCGACGTCATCATCGCCGCTGGCGTTAACATGCAGACGCTCGTCAAAATGACGACGCTCGACCCGAACGAAGTCGCTTGGGCGATCGAAGAGGACGGACGGTGCGACACCGACGTCTTCACCATCGTCGAATCATGCGATTCTTGCGTGAGAGGAGGCTTGCTTAACCTGCGCATGCCAAACGCAATGCTCGAAGATCTGAAGTACGTGAACTTCGTCGACATGTTCGCAACGTTTTTGTCGACTAAGCTTAAAGATCCCGACGAATTCGAATCCACACTCAATCTGTTCGGCATGCAAGTGCAACGGACGTGCGGATTAAAGATTCACCCCGACGAAGAAAACGCAAACGGAGAGACGATCCAATGAGAAACCTTGACGCTATCATCAACCAGCTCGCTAACGAACAGCAACGCACCGAGCATCTCCTCGTCGAGGACTTGCAAGCGATCAAAAAAGAAGCGCAGCTCTTCTTCGACAAGCAAGCCCGCGAAGCCGACGCTTATGTAGCCTTGCTCACTACGCGGTTCGATGATCTGGTTACTCGTATACAAAACGGGTACCCGAAAGAAAAAGGCTTTGGTGAATTGACCGAGGATCCGGTACCTGCCTTTTTAGTGCGCCCCAAAATCACGAGCGAAGAGCGCGAGGCGATCGTCGCGAGCTTATCCGCTAATATGGCCACCGGAGACAATAATGGCTGAACAGCTTGAATTCGGCTTCATGGACGAAAATCGCCCTACACTTGAAGCTATGATGAGGCTATTTCCCAAATACCCGCGCGACGAGCCGTGCTCAGAGTGCAATCCCGAGTTGTGGCGCATGTTCTGCGAGTACAGAGGGCGCATTCAACAGCCAAGCTACGTGTGGATGGAAGAAGACGTTTATGATTGGCTAGCGGTAGTGCAGCTAATGGAAAGAGGTAAGACCAAATGAGCGACTACGATAATACTAATACCGGTGTGCTTTTCCGCAACGAGTACAAGCAAAAGCCAAAACAACCTGACTACACCGGCAGCGCTAATATCAATGGCGACGATTACAAAATCGCCGCGTGGAAAAACACGTCTAAAGCTGGCAAATCGTTTTTGTCACTTAAATACACGTTGGCAGAAGACACCAAGCCGACGATGACCGGCATCGTTGACATCGATGATAGCATCGATTTCTAATATTCCGTGTCATCAATTGACAAATCATCTCAAATGTGGTCTAGTGATCGCAGGAGAAACCAAAACATGAAACATAGGTTCAAGCGAGCTTTCGCACCTAATAATTCGCCGAAGTACGATTTGAGCCCAGCACTCGATATGGCTGACTCGATCTATTTCGCGTCGAAGAGCCCGGTATACGACGCTTCGATGGAAGACAAGGGCGAAATCGCTCGACAAGTCGCATTGAGCATGGACATCTTCGACCATGAGCAAGACGTCATCATAGATTCTGGCGACCCGGTGGTCTTGGTTATGATGATCGCGTACATCTCCGATATCGCCGAAGGCTTCTATTTCGCTCGATACAACACCCGTGCCGGTAGGTATGTAGTGACGCGTATTAGCCAGTTAGAAATGCGCCCGGATCTCGCCGATTATTATGGTGAGGAGGTGTACGATGACTGAGACGAACCTTCCTCCTGACATCGCGGAGCTTCGGGAAGCCCAGTTGGTAATTGATGAGGTATATAAGGCGCTTAACCGCGCAGATGCCCTCGTCGAGACCTTGGAGGGCGTCGGACCACGCGACGTGCTTGCACCGGCAGCGACCCATTACAAAGATGTGGCGGATCTTGAAGACGCGATCGAGCGTCTGCGGATTCGGGTATATCATGTTAAAAATCACTACCAAATGCGGATTTTGCCCGACCTGTTCTTCAACGCGTCGACCGACCGCGTCGTCACTCTGAACGGATTCACTATCACCAAGACGGACGATCTGTCGGTGTCGATCCCGAAAGAGAAGAGAGACGAAGCGTACGATTGGCTCTCGAAGAACGGATACGGCGATATCATCACTTCGACCGTGAACTCGTCGACGCTCAAGGCCACGGTGAAGTCGATCGATAACGAGAACCGGCCACTACCGCCGGACGACGTTTTCACTATCACGCGGCTGCCCAAGTATTCTGTCCGGGCGGTTGCTAAGAAGATTCCCTCCACGGCTCACGGGGACGTGTAGGGTGCATTTCAACACCCCGTCAATGCAGGAAAGCTACCATGTCTAAAAACGCTCTCAAAAAAGTCGATGAAAATAGCAACGTGATCGCCGTGCCTGAGTTCATGCAGGGTGATGCGGGTATGGGTCTCGACCGTGTCGAACTGTCGGACCTGTCACCGCCGCGCATTGCTCTCATGCAGCCTCTGTCGAAGCCAGTTGAAGAGGGTCTGGCCAAACCGGGGCATTTCTACCACAAATCTCGTAACGAAGACCTTGGCTCGTCCATCGTCGTCGTGCCGATTTTCGTGGATATGGCTTGGACGCTCTGGGATCCGACACCGGGCAACGGTGTGGTTCTCGCTCGTGGCCGCAAGAACGACAAGGGTGTATGGATCTGGGATCCGTCGCACACCAAGTTCGAAGTAACTGTTGGTCGCGATAAGGTCGTCTGGGACACCAAGGGCTCTGTCGCGGAGTCGAAGCTGGCGAAATGGGACGATAAAAATCCCCCGCCCGCTAAGCAGTCCTACGAAGTGCTCTTTGCACTACCCGAGCACGGGCCAGATGTCTTTGGCATCTTCTCGTTCTCGAAATCCGCCTACCCTGTCGGTCGTGCCTTCGTCCAGCAGCTGCACGCAAAGTCGAGCTTGCCGACGTTTGCGTACAAGTTCCGTCTGGAGTCGACATCGACCACCAGCAAGGCCGGTCAGAAATTCCTCATGCCGAAGATCGTGCCAGATGGCATGGTCGAAGACGCTGGGGCATATAATACGTTCAAACAGATGTATCTACGCGTTAAAGATGCCGGTTTGAGCGGGTATTCGAGCGAGGGTGACGAAGATCATGGTGATGCTGGGGTTGGCAGCGCCATCGACTCTTCCGAGTTTTAACGCTCGGAGCGTGGATTTGGTCGAAGTCCACGTTTAAAGATCAGGTTTTCTAGCTCCTTTCCTGATCTTTGGTCCCCGGTGGCGTAGAGTCCTCCGGGGACATTTCTCCAATCGGATACATATCATGAACATCTTGGACACTGTTGCCGCTCACCTATCCAAGGCGGATCGGGTAGTTATAGACGTCGAGACCAACGGCCTCGATTGGAAGCACAACCACATCGTCGGCTACGTGTTCACCTTTGGCCCT